TTTTTCGTTTTCTCTTTCCACTGCTAATAAACGTTCGTGGTAACGACTCACCTTATCAGCAAGGGTAGCTATAGCCTTCAATACTTCTTGATTTTCCATAATATCTCCTTGATTTATAATTTTTGGGTGAGATCTAATTTAAACATGTGTGTAAAATATATCAAGAAATCTTTTTATAATTGTTTTCTTGACTTTCTAAAATCACCAGGTAGTCCTAAGAAAGGTCTTGAGTCATACTTATTATCTTTAAAAAAAGGCCCGTCTATATCATTGTAATGAAAAAAAACTTGACAGCATTCCTGTCCTGTAAAAGGCTCTCTCCAATGTTCAAAGTCACATCCTTTATAAATTAACATATCACCTGGCTCTAAATCAATCTCAATACCTTTGTTTCCTTCTCCTCCAGTAGGATCTAAAAATAAAGGCCATTCATCTCCACCTAAATTTAAACTACACGATATTTCACAAGCAGGTCTGTCTCTATGTCTTGTTAATACATCATTATTTTTATACATACGAAGATAGCTATATGTAGGAGCTAAATTTAATTCCGTATTTTTTATTACTTTTGGTAAGAGTTTTTCTAATAAAGTCTCCATAACTAAATCACTGTAATGACAATAAGTGTTCATAAATAATTCTTCATTTTCCCAATTCCCCCAGCTCATATCATTACTTGATAAATAATTTGATTTAAACATATGGTTGACCACTTTTCTTTTATTACGAATATACTTGTAACAAAAATTGGTTAGCTCATCAGGTACTGCGTACCTAATTACATCATAGCCTTTTTTATAAAAATTATTCAAGATTAATAGTCAGTGAAAGTTTAGGTGTATTTTTACTTACAACTTCATGATATGTTTTTTTTGGAATAAAAAGAACAGACTGTGGTTCCATTGTTATTTCTTGTTCTTTTACTATCCAAGTTGTAGTTCCATATATTTGTTTTACAATAACGTCATAATCATGACGATGTTTATTAAAACTTGCTCTTCTACCTGGTTTACCAAAATAAAAATTAGCACAAGCACATATTCCTAATTCTTTGTTTAAATAATTGTCAATGTCTCTTACTTGTTTATGTGTATCCAATACATTAGGAATTAAAGTTGTAAAACCTAAATCATGATATTTTTTCCATTTATCAAAATCTAAATACACGCCATCTATGTACTGTGTATATATATCGACCATATCAAGAAGTCCTACTTGATTCATTATTCTAACTCCGTGTGCAACAGCATCGGGATTTAACATATTGTATTTTGGATACCAACGTCTTTTCATTCTAAGTATTTCAAATATGTCCTCTTCTTTTAAATCTAGATTATATGCATGAAGCCACTGAATTATTTCTTTTTCGTGGGTTATAGGCTTATCTTCGTGAGTTACAGGTTCTTCATTTTTTTGACCTAGTGGCCAATTTGTTTTATCTAACATTGCTTTTTCTACTAATTCTTTCATTGTTACTCCAAATATAAATTAAATGAAACAGATCTTCTTTCTGTATTAGGTGTTCTAAACGGATATACAGTGTGTATTAACCAAGAAGGAAATAAAAAGAAATCACCTGGTTCGGGTAAAATTACATATTGATGTAAATTTAAATGAGCTGGATTGCCAGAAATAAAAGCAATTTTAGAACAGGTCTTTGTATGATCTTCATTCTCTATTGTTGAATCCATATCTGGCATTTTTACATAACACACTCCTGATATATAACCGTCATGCATATGTGCTGGATTAAAGTCACCATTCCATTGAGAAACTATCCAAGCAGATCCTAAATTAATTTTACTAAAAGGATGTTTTTTGTTTTCTTCTTTCACACTGTCATTAAAAAAAGCACTAACAGATTCATCATTTAAATATAACTCTGTTTGCTCTGTTATAAAATTACTAAAAGGCTTTGCTTCAAGCGTTGTTAACCAATTGTTTTCAAACCTAACTTCTTTTTGCACGTTACCTGCTAAATGATCTGACCAATCATATTTCTTAGAAAGAACAGGATCATTTAAATGATGATCAGTTTTTTTAATTAACAACTGTAAAACATCATCAGGCATTTTGGCTCTTAAAAGAGAAGGACCAAATGGTCTTAATATTTGTGTACTATTCATAATTATTTTTTCTTTAAAGGTATATAATTAAAATGAGACATTCCCATATAGTAATGTAAGTCTTGTGTTCTTAGATAAGGTAATGTCGGTAATTTTTGTTTTATTTTATCGTAAGTGTCCATTAAATCTTTTCCTTGTAAAGTTTCATAAGTTAATAACATCTCCAAAGGCCAGAACCATAAAAATCTATGTTCTATCATTTGTATGTCTTTTTTAACTAAATCTAAAAAATCAACTACTTCCATTTCAAACGGCTCTCTATCGTAATAGTGATCAAGAAGTAGTACATCACATTTTGTACCAAATTGTAAATTTTCATTTTGAATCATATTAACACCGCCCCATAGATCATTATTATATTTTTCATGATAATCTATTAGTTGAAAACTAGATTCTATGACAGTAACTTCTCTTGTCTGTGGCTTGTGTCTTAACCAATTAGGTATGTCGCCCAAACCAAAACCAGAAATAACTGTTGTACCAAAAGCTAAATCTGTCATAGCCATGTAAGAAAAACATTTAACAAAAAATCTATCTACTGTTCTAAGTTCTTTTTTATTTTTATAAAGAGACCAAGCACCTGTTTCTTTGTCGTGTTTTACTTCTATATTACCTTTTTTAAATTTGTTAAAATTAGGTTTCTCAAAATCATATCTCTGCAGTAATTTTAAATGTTTGTCTTTCATATTATTTCCATTCTGGTCCAACGACCCATCCAACTAAACTTCTTCTTACTCCACTTATTACTTCTGTAACTCTGTGTCTAGTACGAGAATCAAAAAATATTATAGAGCCTTGTTCTTTTGTTCCTGTAAAAGTTCCGTCACCTGAATCAATTTGTAGTTCGCCACCTTCATACTCATTGGAAGGAGTTAATTGTACAACAAAAGATAATTTTCTAACAAGATTATTATTTTTTAAAATGTTGTCATCAATAACTTGTTTTGGATTACCCCAGGGCTGACTTCCCGTGCTTGTTTCAATTGTAAATTCAGTACCTCCATCAGTATGCCAATTATAAAAAGAACCTTTTTCATACACTGTGTATTGCATTTTATGGTTCTCTATACATGTTATATCAAAATGAAAGTTATGATTATTTGCTAATGTTATGTAATGCCATAAAAAACCACCCATCCAATGTATAGAGGGTATCCAACAGTTTTTTGACTTACGCCATAATTCTTTTGTATTCGTATCAGAATTTATAATATTGTTTTCGTCTCCTCCTAAAATAGTTGAGTCATCAATAACTTCATTAAATTTAAATAAATCACGTATACCAATAGACATTATTTCATCAGGAATTTTACTGTTAAACCAGAATATTTTTTTACTCATAATTTCTACTTTTTGTATTTATAGTATATCATACAAAACGTTTTATGAAAAACACAAATTTATTAAATTATTTAAAAAGACTTAAATACATGCCAGTAAATTTACCAAATTGTTTTGTGCATTATGGGAATATAAAATCTCTATGTATATCACCAAAATCTTCAGCTTTTGTTTCTAATGGCATAATAGAAATATTTACTAATGATGAAAAACATATTACTCAAGACTGGAGCAGACACGTAATAGAATTAACTGCAGAAAGCGCAGAATTAAAAAATGAAACAAATAAAAAGATTTTTGCAATTCTACAAGAATCTGTTCTTCTTCCTGATAATTATACCGATATTGTTTTTAGTTTAAAAAACTAAGCTTTATCTGCATCAGTTGCAGTGAACTCTACCCAACCTTTTGAGTTATCACCTTGATAAAGAGTTTCATCCCAAGTATAGGATTTATTTTCTCCAGCATCACTAGGCTCATTAATAGGAGCTACCCAATCATGATCACTGTTTAAAGTCCATGAAGCATGAGGTTTTGGTGGTATAAAAACATCGTTTGTTGGATCATAGGTACCTCCAAGAAGAGCGTATCTTTTTCTTATATTATTATTATAAGAAGTTTGTTTCCAATTAGAATGTCCTGTTAAATTAGTTAAAAAAGTAATTCCGACAGCTTCGCTTTCATTATTACTTTCGTCTAAACAATCTGAATCCATTACCACTTCTACTGATAGTACAACATTGTTTTCATCTAATTTTGCAAAATGTGCCATTACTGATATTTGTACCTAATTTTAACTATACCTGAACCGCCTGAACCAGCACTCCATTGACCAGGGTTTCCTCCGTATGCTGAAACTCCGCCGCCTCCGCCGCCTGTATTAGACGAACCTGATTGAGCGTTACCTGCGTTATCATTAATACCTTGTCGTGAGTTTCCTCCACCGCCAGAGCCTCCAGAACCATTACCATTTGCAAAACCTGAACCGCCTCCGCCGCCAGCGTATGTTGTGCCATCATCCCATGATGAACCGTCACCACCTTGTTGAGCTCCGTCAGTATTACCAGCTTCGCCTTTGCCGCCGCCTCCGCCGCCGCCTCCACGATTCTCACTGCCAGATTGCCAAACTCCAGAGCCACCAGCATTACCTTGATTTGAATCTGTTGTTGCACCGCCGCCATGACCGCCTTGGTTCCATCCAGCTCCACCGCCGCCAGAGCCACCAGAAGCACCGTTTCTGTTTTGATTGTTTCCGCCTCTTCCTCCGCCAGTAGAAGTTAAACTTCCTGCTGCAAAAGTAGAGTTACTACCATTCCCTCCTAATTTTGTTGAGGGAGAATATGTTCCTGCAGATCCACCGCCGCCAATAGTGACACCAAAAGAACCTGTAGTTGGGCTGTTATTTGTAGTAACAAGCATACCGCCTGCACCACCTCCACCGTTTCCAGTTTGCCAATCTCCAGATGAAGAACCACCAGCACCGCCAGCTACTACAATATAGTTAAAGCCTTGGTTTCCAGCAGTTGTAACTGCAAAAGTTCCGTTACCTGTAAATGTGTGAAATTTGTAATCACCTGAAGTAGAAACACTACCACCAGTTGCAGCCATAAAGACTACATTTTCTGTGCCATAAAATTTTGACATAGCGATTGTACCAGATGATGGAACTGCTCCATTTGTACCAGAAGCTGTCGCAGGAACAAGTCCTCCTCCAGCATAATATTCACTTAGTCCGATTGGATTTGTGCCGCCAAACTCTGTCTGTAACGCAGAGAAAGCAAGAGCACCTGAAGTTGGTATAGCCACTCTTAACCTCCTAGTTTATCAACTTTTGTTTTTAACTCTTTAATTGCTTCAATTAAAATACCCACCATATTTCCGTAAGCAACCGATAAGTATTCTTGCTTATCATGTACTACTTCAGGAAGATGAGGTTGAACTTCTTGTGCGATAACACCCGTGCCATTCACACCCTCTCTTTTGAAAGTTACACCTCTCATTTGAGAAACTTTTTCTAATGCATCTTCAATTGTTTTAATATCTGTTTTAAGTCTTTCATCAGAGAAAGCTGTTACATCATTATTAAATGTTGCTGCACCAGCGCCTGACATGTCAAGAGTTAAAGCTGTAATACCAGCTCCTCCGTCGTCACCTTTAAATATAATGTCTTTGTCTTGTACAATTGATTGAATTACAAAATCAGAAGAAGAATTCGTTAAAGATCCTACATGCGTACCAGCATCAGAAATTTTTACATCTCCTCCGTCAGCGTCTAATATAATATCACCAGCAACATCTAAAGTTAAATCTCCAGATGATAAATCTATTTCAGTGCCGTCAATTGTAATGTTATCTACTGTAATACCAGCATCAGCATCTACTACACCATTAAATGTAGCTTTACCTGCATCGGACATATCTAATGTTAAAGCAGTTATAGCAGCACCGCCATCATCTCCTTTAAATATAATGTCTTTATCTTGTACACCTGAAGTAATTACAAAATCACTAGAGGAGTTTGTAAAGTTACCGACACCTGTACCTGCAATAGAAAATTCAATTCTATCATCAGTAGAATTAATAATCATAGTATCGCCGTCAGCGTCTAATACTAAATTTTTACCATTAACATCAACAGTTCCATCGGCTAAGAAAGAACCACCGTACTGACCACCAGAAGCAAAAACATCGTACCAGTTAGTACCGTCTGTAGCTACTAATCTAGTAGCACCATTTGCAATAGATAATGTGTTGCCAGAGGCTCCGAGTCTTACAGTCATAGCGTAAGGTCCTGAAGATCCTGAATCAGTTGTTGCGTTAGTAATTAAATAAACTTTTTGAGTAGCTGGGAATTGTGCTATTCTTACTGCACCATGTGCACCCGTTAATCTTATGTGAGCATTTCTTGCTTGGTTATTAGCTTGCGATTGTGGTCCGTCAGCATTTGTCAATGTGGTTACTGCTGCATCTCCACAAGCCACATCTACTATACCAGCAATTGCAAACTCTAATGATTGCGAAAAATTGTTGTTGGTAATAGTTCCCCAAGTTCCAGAATTTTCTCCCGAACCTTGAAGCTCTATTCTCAAACTTGTTGAATAAGTTGACGCCATTGTTTTTATCTCCTATTTAAAGTTTTAGTTATTATTTGAAAGTTTGTCAAAACTTTTATGCAGCTTTATGAACTTCGGTCCAACTTATTGCGCTGTTTGAGTCATCTACTTCAGACCAGAAGGTTCCTTGTAAATTACCTGTACTACTTGTAGCAGAAACTCCAGTAGGTGTAAAGTCTACACTTATGGTAACAGTAGGTGTACCAAAAGCCGAAGTAATTACTACAGAAGGGGCTTCATAACTCGTCTCTTGTGTTTCTTCGCCTAAAGAAAGAGTTAATCCAATACCTGTTGCTGCAACTATTGCACCAGCAGTTGGCGTTACGTCGCCAACAGAACTTGTTAGTCCATTTGCTGTAAATTGATTTGCATCTTGAGCAGGGGTATTTGCTTGACCACCCATACCTGAATGAACTGCACAATAATAATATAGTGTAGGTGCATCGGCAGCTACTGTTATTTGAGTATATGCTCCTGCGTAACCTGGGGTTCCATTTGTCGTTACACCAGTTGTATATTCAGACCCTCCACCGTGTGTGCCGTCTGATGTCGTAGAAAAACGGAATGGATGTCCATTATTAGTATTATCTGCCTGATCAAATCTATATGTATTTCCCTCTGCTAGCTCTAAAGTTTCTTGTTGAACTCCATCTATAAAGTATTTATTTCCTCCATCTGCATAGGCAACGGTTACTGTTTTTGTAACAAATCCTCCTACACCAACAACATTTACATCTATCTCAACCTCTTCAGTTCCAAGACTGCTTGTTAATCCAATACCTGTTGGAGAAACAATAGCATTTGCAGTAACTGTAGTTGTTCCAAGCGATGGTGTAATTACATTAGGAGCAACATCAATTGTTTGTGGTAATGTTCCTAATGATATATTTAATTCTGGTTCTGAAGCTGCAACAATAGTTAATGTTGAATCCCCTGATATTGAGAAGGTTCCTATTGAAGAAGTAGCTTGTACACCACTTGCTTGAGCAAAACCTCCAAGAACACCAGCGTTTGATTGTAATCCAACTCCTGTAATTGTAGGAGCTACATCACCTGTATATGTTAATGAACCTGTATTTGATGTATTTTGTACACCTGTAAGAGCATACTCACTTTCTAATATATTCCAAAGATTATCACTCCAACCAATTATTTCTTCTGTTACTTGGTTAGCTCCCCTATTCCATCCTGACTGACGTACTCCAGAAGCAGTTTCATCGCCTATTTGAGCAGTTAGTCCTATACCTGTAAGTGTGTGAGTAGAAGACCCAGTCTCAGTAGAATCTCCTATTGAAGATGTAATTGCATTACCTGTAGCATCGGCATTTGCTACACCTGTAGCTACAGCAGTTCCGTCTGCTGATGTTGCGGATACTCCAGTAGGAGCAATAGCAGAAGCGCCTGAAGTGGCTACTGAACCTACTGCTGATGTTGCACCAGAGCCAGATAATCCATTACTTGTTGTTAAAATAAAGTCGCCATTGTTCCATGACGAAGCGTCCCATCCTAATGGGATTGATGTGCCTACACCTCTATTCCATCCAGTAAGTAATTGATTGTCAACAATCGTTGGATTAGGCATTGTGCCTAATGTTGACGTTATTGCATTACCAGTGGTTGCATACTCACTTGCTTGAGCAGCTTGTCCTATACTAGATGTAAGTTGATTACCTGTAACCCCAAAAATATTTGTGGTTATTGTCGATACAGAACCAACTGTTGAAGTGAGACCATTACCTGTAGCGGTAACGGGTGCGAAGGTATTCCATGCACCCGAATTCCAGGTCTGTCGGCCCCATCCTTGGATAGTGGCCATAATTTATCTCCTATGCGATCCTTAGAATTGCTGCTGTCGCCTCTGCTGCAGGGAACGTAATTGTAAATGTTCCTGAAGTAGAAGTTTTAACTGCACCGAAATCCAGTACACAAACAGATGCATTGGTTGTCAAACCAGATACAGTTGAACTATTATAAATTACAGCAGCTTGTGCTGAAATAGTTGCACTTGTAAATGAAATGTCAGAAAAATCACAAACAGCCGCATCACCAGATAAAGTAGGTGTTACAGATGTCAGTGCTCCTCCGCCTTCAGAGTAAGTACCAGATGCTCCAACTTCATCAGTTTGTTGAAAAGCAGTTGTTGATTTGCTTAAAGTCGCTTCGTTGTCGTATAATGCTAGTTTAAAAGCGTTCCCTGTCGTTGCCGTAAAATTGTGTAGGCCTTTCAGGATCTCCACTTTAAAACTGTTACATACAGCTTGAGTAATTGCCATAATAATCTCCTATGGGTTCCTTGATTCGAGAGGGATACGAATAACGCCGTCCCGAAATTCGTCTCTACGATCACGCCCCATCTCATATGTGGCAAGTGCTTGTACAGACTGATTATACATTTTATCGTAGTATTGTATCATATCTGCTGGACCTTTCAAGTATCCAAGTGCTTCTAAAATACAACCATACAACAGCACGTTTGGTGCGTTCTGACTTAACCAAGTTGATGTATTTGAACTTGTTAAACCAGGAGGCTTATACGTGTATGCGAGCTCTACAGTTAATGCAGCGTTCGGGGTTGGCGCAAGATAATGTGTATCCTGATCCCACATCGCATAATATTTAGGCGTTGCGGCTCCAGTAGATGTTTTATCAGGTGCGTATTCATTCATAAAGGAAATATCTTTTTGTATCAAGTAAGTTCTGTCATCACCAGCATCTATTATTTGAACATATCTCGTTGCTTCCCAATCTCCAGGTAAAGGTAGATACGGGTTGTTTACTGTCAATGTTGCTGTATCATATTTTCTATAATAATTTAAATCTACGGTTCTTCTCACCTTATCTTCAATAGATTCTATAAAAGGTTGAATAATAGTATTAGAAAGCACAGTTGTGCTTGTTTCTGTGTAATTTCTTACGTTATCTGTTAAATCGGAATAATCGGTCATGACGCGCTCACTGTAACATTACCTACGTTAGAATTCAACAGTGTAGGTTTATTTGGTTGTTGTACACTTAAAGGCATCATGCTTTTTTGTGTAGAGGCATAAGCTACCCCGTTTGCATAATAATTTGTAACTGGCATATCAAGGGTTTGAAATTGATTAACTGTCAATCCAAATCCTTCTCCATCATAAGCAGCATCTCCAGTTGTTGGTTTAACTACTGTTCTTCCAGCATTCACAGGGCCTGTAGCGCCACCGACAAAAGCTCTTGAATCTTTTCTTTGTGCTCTAGCGTGTTTTAAAGATTGTGGATCTGTAACAATTGGTAATGGTTCTAGTTGAGGATGTTTTGGTTCATACTCACTCGTGTGTACCCACGCGCCTGTCCATTCTTGAACCATTTCATTGTAAGGAAACGCCATACCAGATCTATCTGATATACGTTTTGCAAATTTACCAGATGCATACTTTCCCATTACACACTCGGTAAATAAACTTTAGGTGTTAAAAATAAACTTGTTCTTTCACCGTCTTGAGCGGCTGCTCGTTGAAACTCATCTTCATAAATTTGTTTTAACATTTGAATTCTATCTGGTGATTTCTTCATAGCTATGTAATAAGCTAATCCAGCAGTTAAACATGGAAGAAATCGAAAAGGAATCTCAGCATTATTTGTGTAAGCGCCCGAGTCCTTCATCCGAACAAGAGCATAATATACTAGAGTGTACGTTGTATCGGCTGCAGGATATAGAAATAGCGTTGGGTT